CTATTAAAAAGAAAATGCCGGACTTAATTCTTTTAGATAGCGAAAGCTCTACAAGAAAGTCGGTGTGGGATAAAGAAAATCCGTCAACTAAAATCGGCGAGTTACTTTTATGCCGAAAGCTAAGCGTAGCGTTAACCAAAAACCCTACTGAAAAGGTTGGGTCTATTGAGTATGACCCGTATGACCAGAAGTATGTTGTATGGAGTAGGCTGATTTGTAACGAGAAGTTCGGGCGATGGAACTCGGAGAATAAATCTCAGCGGTCTAAGCACATAAACAAGATGGTCAAGGTAGCTCAGACTACACTGCTACCCAAGCAGATGAAAGAAGTTTATAGCGAAAGCAAAGACCAATTCCTGCGTAACATTAGTTATATCCGAGATAGCGCAAACGAAGGTATGCGTAATAGCGTAAACAATATTGGTATGAACACATGGCGCAAAGAACTTATGCATATGGTTGAGGTGGGATATAAACCTAGTAGTGAGCAAGTTAAGAGTGCTATGGAATACGTGGTGAAAACTAAAGACGAGTATGAATATTTAAGTACGTATGACCCACCTAAAGTATTCGTATGGATTAAGCCTGATGGTGTTACGTACCAGCGTTTTCTCAAGCACGCATCACCTGATGGTGAGCAAATAGAAGTACCGAACACAGATGCTTTGCCTGATGAACTTAAGAGCAAGTTATTTGTGTTATCGGTATGCGACCCTAAGAAATTTGTAGAGGAGGTTGGTATGAAAGAAGCTGACGATAAGTTTTGGGTGATTGTATGAGTTACACAAGCGCACTGGCGAAAGCCATGCAACAAACAAGGGAAGTTATGATGGAAAATCTTATGAGAAAGGTATATAGCACTCACTTAGCCACAGCTGTTGATGGTTACATAATGCAGGAGTTACGCAAGAAACTTCAGCCACCCGAAGAAAAACGTAAGGTAATCAAAGGCTTACTCATGGATATGTTTCAGGACAACTTGCCACTAGATAACATTTGGCGTGTAGAGATTAGGGATAACCATGAGATTCACCTTACAGACTTTACAATGCCAAGTTCCTCGGATACACTACAAAAAACTATACCAATAACAGAAGCACCGGATTTCATTCGGAACGGACTAGCAGTACTCCAAATCGTTCAGGACGATACCCATGTAGATGGTGTTGGTAAGCGCATAAGCGAAACCATTTTTTACATAGTGGAGAGAGATAGTGGCGGCGACTCCGGAAAAGAAAGTCAAAGATGCGATTAAGAAAATACTTAACGCACACGGTGCTTATTACTTTAGCCCCGTCACGGGCGGGTTTGGCACGTCAGGCGTACCGGACATTGTGGCATGCGTCAACGGTATCTTCTTTGGCATTGAAACAAAAGCTGGAAAAGGAAAGCCCACGGCGTTACAAGAGAAAAATCTTATAAGCATTATGAACACCGGAGGTATTGCTGTTCTAGTAAACGAGCATGGCGTTGAGGATTTCAAGGCGTTTATGGATGCCAATTCTCAAGCCGGTAAAAGAGCAGGTATGTTTTTAGATTTATTAAAAGGAGAAGTAAATGAATTGGACTGTAAGTAAGGAAGAAGTAACAGCAGATGAACGCCTAGAGGCTAGTCAGAAAAATAACGCAGAAATTGCAAGCAAAGTAACTATAAGCACAATTACTGAACTGCCTAAGACACCAATCACCAAGAAAGCTAAACCTAAAGCAGACATGGTGAACCACCCACCGCACTACACTTCACACCCTAGTGGAGTTGAGTGTATTCAGATTACCGAACACATGGGATTCAACTTAGGTAATGCGCTTAAATATATCTGGCGTGCTGACTTAAAAGGTAGTGCTGTTGAAGACCTAGAGAAGGCAATCTTTTATATCAATCGTGAACTAACTAAGCGGAGAACAAAATGAGCGACTTAAAAACTGAAATGAAAAAAGTTATGAACCAATGGGAAAACGTAGCTATGCTTACATCTAATGCACCACTAATCGATACAAAATCTTTTGGCGAAAGAGTATTTGAGTACATCAAAGCAAGACCGTATTCGTCAGCCATTGAAGTAGAGGAACAACTAGACCCTTGCGATACGCAAAGCGTTTCATCAACACTTAAGACTTTGTTTGACCGAGGTATTGTTGGGCGTGAGGAGAAACCTAATCCAAACTACTGCGGTACAGGACGTAAAACAATGTGGGTTTATTATCCGACCCACGACAAATACGAAACGCTTAATCAAGGTTATTGGAAACCTAAAGGTGCGAAGTCTACACCTAAAAAGTTGGGCAGACCAAAGAAAGAAACCGTTATGCCGAGACTACCACAAGCACCACAACTAACTCCACTACAACAAGAACTGCTAAACCCACGAGCTAGGTTTAACCCCGAAGCATATGTGAAAGGGCTGAGCTTAACGGAAGTAAAAGAGCTGTATGTGTTCTTAAAAAATTACTTTCAATGAAACCACGATTCGTCGTATGCGATGAAGAAGGCGAGCTACGTAGCTTCCATAGCAAGGCGGAAGCCGTAGCTTTTATTGGCGAACGGGAAGATGAATTGGTTATCAAGGTGCTACCTAAACGACCTAGACCCAATCCGTTTGAACTTGTAGGGGAGTGTTTATTTTGAACGAAGATGATTTAAGAGATTGTTTTGCGATGTTTAAGGCTATGACGGGGGCAAGCCCACAGGTTTGCTATATGTTCGCCGAGGAAATGTTACAGGCACGCAAGAAAAAGTATTGGGTAGAACCTGAGGAAGATGGCATCGCCACCGTAGCTAAACGTACTTACAGGAGACGCAAAGATGAGGCTAACTAAACAAGAACGTAGGGAACTACGAGTATTGCTATACCTAAACCAGCGGTGGGAAAGGACTAGACTTGAAGATAAAACCAATAGCTTATGCCTCAAGGACATGCTTAAAAGACCGCAAAGCAAAGCTAATTTACACAAGCAAGCGGAAGAAAGACATATATCAGATACCGTTGTATACGGCTGAACAACTAGCTCTTATAATTGCGTATTTGATAGGAGAAACTGACATGGCTAAAAAGAAAATCGTAGCACCCGCACTTAAAGAAAAGAAAACCGGCATCATTATGGAAGCACCTAGCAAGGCATGGGCGCATGACCAAATTGAAGCCAAAGAACACATCAAGAAAAAGAAAGTTAAAGAAGGCTTCGTAACTAGCGAAGATAAATTTGTTAAGCGCAAGGAAGCCGCTAAGATTGCCAAGAAGGCTGGGCAAATAAAAGATAACAGTATTAAAAAACTACATTCAACTGACCTACGTAAAGCGTCAGGCATTAAGAAAAAAGAAATTAAATGATACCTAAACTACTGCACTTCATATGGATAGGCGATGATTCCAAACGACCAGTCAAGTGCATTGATACGTGGATAACCAAGAATCCCGACTACGGTATACATATATGGGATAACTCGTCGGTAACCGGAGAGTTTTGGTACAACGCCAAGCAACTACATGAGATGCTTGAGAAGAAAGACTATGCCGGTGCGTCAGACATTATGCGCTATGAAATCCTAGCTAGGCAAGGTGGTATCTATATAGATGCGGATTCGTACTGTATTAAACCTCTTGAGGATTGGCTACTAGAGTGCAACGCTTTCGCCTGTTGGGAGCAAGAGCATGTCAGGAATAATCTAGTGGCTAATGGGTTTATTGGTAGCGTACCCGAAGCTGAGATATGGGATTTATGTATGGATGAAATCAGACGGCGGGACTGCACAGAGAACAGGCTAGCATGGCAGATAACCGGCCCACTAATGCTATCGGAAATTTACTTTAGCAAACAACCCGACATGACTATATATCCATCGCACTTCTTTATGCCTGTACACCACACTGGGCACAAAAGTAATACGACTGGGCATATATTTGCTAGCCACATGTGGGGTTCTGATATGGGGTATGACAACATGAATGAGAGGGTAGAATGACTAGCCGAACAGGAAAAAGCGACGCTCATTATATTGCGGAGTTGGAACAAGAACTCTTTAATAAGGAAAATCCTGTTAAAGAAGTCTTTAATAAGGAAAATTCTGTTAAAGAAGTCTTTAATAACGAACCTGTTGCATGGATATATGAAAGACCTGATGGTAGTGCTAAGTTAGTGTGGGTTAGAGAACCGCATGACAAAAGCATTATCAAAGAGATTCCGTTGTATACAGCACCACAAACAAAGCCATTTACCGAACGGGATTAATCCAACAAAAAATGTTGCATATATTACACAAATTTACCGAAAGGGAAATATGACGGATAGTAAGTTAGTTATTGAGTTTGCAAGAATAATAAGGGGAGAGAAATGACAAACATAGTCGGCAACGAGATTAAGTTTATACGTCTGAATGACAAGGACTTAATTGGTCGGTGCATGGAAGTAGGATTCTTTGAAGGGCACAATGTAGCTAAAGCGGCTGAGTTATTGAACGGGCACAGCGAGGGTGTAGTGCTAGATATTGGGGCTAATATGGGTAGCTTCACCATACCCCTAGCATATTACAATCCACAGTTTAGTTTTGTTTGCTTTGAGCCACAACGCATGGTGTGTTATCAGTTATGTGGGAACGTTGCGCTAAACAAATTGCAGAATGTGAAGGTGTTTAATCAAGGGCTTGGAGAGCACGACGAGTTCTTTATGATTACTGTTCCTGACTACGCCGAAGAAGAAAACATTGGGGCGTTTAGTCTTGACGAAGAAGTGCGTGAGCATAACGACTATTTATGTAAAACCAACGGTAAAACAGAGCTTATTACCGTAGCCCCGTTAGACTCTTTTAGAATCGGTAACGTAAAGCTAATTAAGATTGATGTTGAAGGCATGGAGTTAAGTGTGCTAAAAGGTGGGCTTGAAACCCTCAAGCATAATAAATATCCGCCGATTATGTTTGAAGCATGGCAACACAAGGAATGGTTCTTGCCTAGAAGAAAAGAGTTAATAGAATTTTTGCAGGGCTTGGGTTATGAAATCACCGAGATGGGTGAAGACAATGTTGCAATTCACAAAGGAGAAAGTAATGTCTGAAAAAGTACCGTTTATATTTATTGCAACCCCGATGTATGGTGGTATGGCTACTGGTAGTTATACATCGTCTTTATTACAAACGCCCATAGCGTTATCTCAAAATGGTATTGGCATGTACTACGCCCATATGATGAACGAGAGCTTGATTCCACGTGCTAGAAACAAACTAACCCACGACTTTTTGGGTACGGACGCTACACATCTGATGTGGATTGATGCAGATATTGGGTTTAACCCTCACGATATTGTTAGCATGATACAAGAAGATGTTGATATCGTTTGTGGGCTATATCCCAAGAAAGAAATAAATTGGCCTCGTGTTGCTCAAGCCGTTCAACAAGGCGTACCCCCTGAAGAATTACATAAACACGTAGGCACGTTTGTAGTAAACCTAGTCAATGATGAGCACGGCAAAGCAGTCAATCCAAATGAACTCATGGAGATTGCCAATGGCGGTACTGGGTTCATGCTAATTAAGCGTGAGGTTATCGAGGACTTGGCTAAGTATGTGCCTGAGTACACAAACGATATGTTCTCGGCGGTAGATGACCAGAGCGACCCCAAAAATATCAAGGAGTTCTACGCTTGCAGTATTGATGAAACTTCAGGCAATCGCCTGTTATCTGAGGACTACCACTTCTGTAAGTTGGCTCGTACGCATGGATATAAGATACATGCCGCCCCTTGGGTAAAGTTATCCCATACTGGCACTTACATATTTGACGGTACATTACAGAGTGCGTAAACCATTTGAACAGGAGTTGCACGACCTCTACGATGCGCCCGCTAAGGAAGCAGTAAAAAGTTTCTTGGAACGGACTTGCGACGTAGGGGTTACCCCTAATGGTGACCAGTATGGTGTTGACTTAATAATCATACGTAATGGTGAAGTAATTGGGTATGCAGAAGTAGAAGTGCGCCAGTGGACGCCACATTGTCCGTTTGCCACTATACATATTCCACAACGCAAGGAAAAGTATTTCAACGATAGGACATTATTCTTTGCGCTGACTAAAGATATGCGAACTGCGTACTGGATTGAAACTAACAAGATAACAAAGCACCCGCTTGTAGAGGTGCGGAACTACAAAGTAGAAAATGGGGAAATGTTTTTTGACGTACCAATAAAGGAGTTTCAACAAGTAAGTCTTGTATAGGAGGGACTAGATATGGTAGGAAGAGCACCAGGAGTATTGGGCCAGTTACAAAAAGCTCAAGATTTTAAGCGAGATGACCCAAGCACATGGGCTACGGGAGAACAAATTAAGTTCATGGTATGGTGCATGCAGACTCATCATCCGGAAGCCGCAGAACAATTCCAAGCAGTGCGAGATATTGAACGCCAAATTGAGGAAGAGCAAGAACGTGAAAAGCAAAGCCTGTATTGGCAGTCAGTAGGTAGATATTACCAACAACAGGGAGACCCAAGAGCTATCTACGGAAACCCCGTCTCATTACAAGAAACCCCTAAGAAGCAAGGGTTTTGGCAGAGTTTATTCGGAGGTTAACATGTGGAATTACAGAATCGTACAAGAGCTAGACCACGGTGTTGATGTGGTATACCAAATAAGCGAAGTGTTTTATGACGTGGATGGTAGACCCGCCGCATATGGACGAGCGGATGTATTTAGTGATGAAGGTGTTGAGGCACTGCATGACATCTTAGACAGGATGCGCTTAGCATTTACTAAACCCGTACTGCGATACCCCGATGATTTTGTAGGGGACTTGCACAAGGAGTTGGACGAGTGAACATTATTTGCTGTGATTTTGAAACATACTACGATAGGCAGTTTAGCTTATCAAAAATAACAACGGAAGAATATATCCGTGACCCTATGTTTGAGGTGATTGGTGTAGCTGTAAAGGAGAACGATAATGAAACAAGGTGGTTCAGTGGTACACACGATGAGGTTGCTAAGTTTTTGGCTGGGTATGACTGGGCTAATTCTGCTCTGCTTGCCCATAATGCTATGTTTGATGCTGCCATTCTCTCTTGGCGGTTTGGCATTAATCCGAAAGCCGTACTCGATACACTTAGCATGGCGAGGGCGTTGCATGGTAGCGAGGTGGGTGGGAGTCTTGCAAAGTTGGTTATACACTATCAGCTTGGGGAAAAGGGCACGGAAGTTGTCGACGCCATCGGCAAGAGACGCTCTGATTTTGATTCTGAATCTCTTGATAGCTATGGCGGATATTGCATTAACGACGTGGAACTAACCTACAAGCTATGGAAAGTTCTTGCTCCGCACTTTAAGTTATCCGAGTTACAAATCATATCGTTAACTATAAAGATGTTTTCAGAACCAGTTTTAAAATTAGATCCGAAATTACTTGAAGCACACTTACTAGAAGTTCGTTACAGGAAAGAACACTTGCTTGAGGAAGCCGGAGTTGAAAGCCGTGATGAGCTAATGAGTAACCCTAAGTTTGCTGAGTTGCTACGTAAGCTAGGCGTTGAGCCACCGACTAAGATAAGTCTTACTACGGGCAAGGAGACGTTGGCACTGGCTAAGAATGACGAAGCGTTTAAAGCATTGGCTGAGCACCCCGATGAAAGAGTGCAGACGCTTGTAGCCGCTAGGTTGGGTAACAAGTCTACGCTTGAGGAAACTCGTACCGAGCGATTCATAGCAATACAAAAGCGTGGGGACTTGCCGATTCCCTTGAGCTACTATGCGGCGCATACTGGCAGATGGGGTGGGTCGGATAAGATTAACTTGCAGAACTTACCTAGCCGTGGGGCTAATGGTGGCAAACTTAAAAAGGCTATCGTTGCACCGCCGGGGTATGTAATCATTGACTCGGACTCATCACAGATTGAAGCACGTATGTTAGCGTGGTGGGCTGGACAGACTGATTTAGTGGAGGCGTTTCATGACAAGCAGGACGTATACAAAATCATGGCATCTTCTATATATAGCAAGGACGTTGCCGAAATTACGAAGGAAGAGAGGTTCGTCGGGAAAACGACAATCCTTGGGGCGGGTTATGGGATGGGCGCAGAGAAATTCCAAGCACAGCTCAAGACCTTCGGTACCACATTATCGCTCGAAGAATGTAGTCAGGCTATCTTGGCTTACCGTGAAACGTATGGGGCAATCCCAAAACTATGGACGGATGGACGACATGTAATTGATGCGATGGCTAAGAACCAGACGGTATCTTTTGGCAACGGTGTAGTTCAGGTGCACGGAAGTAAGGGCATCCTGTTACCCAACGGATTATACCAAAAATACCCCGGACTTAGATTGGAATTAAACGATTCGGGTAAACACCAATATGTGTATGACAACCGTAAAGGTACTACAAAACTATATGGTGGAAAACTTGTAGAAAATGTTTGCCAAGCACTAGCAAGATGCATTATCGTAGAGCAGATGCTACGCATAGCTAAAAGGTATCGTCCTGTCTTGACGGTTCATGATGCTATTGCCTGTGTTGCGCCTGAGAAAGAAGCTGACGAAGCCATGACATACGTTATGGAGTGTATGAGTTGGACTCCCGATTGGGCTAAAGGACTGCCGGTAACTTGTGAAGCCGGTTATGGTAAATCGTACGGAGATTGTTGATTGTTTTAAATGGAGACTAAAGTGGAATATTCGGAATTTTATTTACATGCATTGAGAGAAATTAAAATAGCGCATGAGGCATTACTCAAGGGTAACTTTCAAGGGGCTTATGACCACTGCCAAAACGCTCAAGTAGAATTACGTTTAATGTCCGGCGCTGTTAAATCTTGGATTCCCGTTAAGGAAGACGCATGAAAACGGCTACTCATTCACAGTTCAGTAAGATGCTTACTAGGACTACTCCAGTAATGCTAACCCCTGAAGTTAGGCTAATTATTTCGGTGCTAGTACAGGCATGGTCAGACGCTGAAGGTAAAGCATCATCCACAGGAAAAGCTGGGGCAGTTAAATTTTTTGTGGATGGGCGTGCTGGGTTATACGCCGAAACGATTGGAATTGACCCAGACTTTATTAAAGAGATTTTTTTAAAGCACCACCCTAAGGCATTTAAGGCGGCGGAATATGTCTAATACTGCATGGAGTTACAGTAGCATTACTTTGTTTGAGCAGTGTCCTAAAAAATATTTCCATATACGGGTAGCCAAAGACATCGTTGAGCCTGAGTCAGAGCAAATCAAATACGGTAAGGACTTGCACCTAGCCGCAGAAGAATATATCAGGGATGGCAAGCCATTACCCGGAAAGTATATGTTTATAAAAGATATGCTTGACAAACTTAACGCTATCCCCGGCGAAAAGCTATGTGAGAACAAACTTGCAGTTAAGCTAAGTCATGATGGGAGGGTACTATCATGCGGCTTCTTCGACAAAGATGTTTGGTGGAGAGGTATAGCCGACTTAATTATTTTGGACAAAGAAAAACAGGAAGCCCGTGTAATTGACTATAAGACAGGTAGTTCGTCTAAGTATGCGGATACTAAACAGTTGAAGCTATTAGCCGGTGCAGTATTCACCCATTACCCCGAAATTAAAGTAGTTAAAGGTGGCTTGTTGTTTGTCGTATCCAAGGATTTTATTAAAGAAGAGTACGATTCTAGCTTCAGATTGGCTTATTTCGAGCAATTTAAACCGCTTGTTAGTCAGCTAGAAGACTGCCATAATAATGGTGTTTGGAATCCAAAACGCAACTTTAGCTGTAAAGCGTGGTGCCCTGTATTGGACTGCGCTCACAATGGAAGAAACTAATATGCCGTATAAAAATAAAGCTGACCGTAAGTACGTAAACTCTGAGAAATATGAAGACAGCCCGGAGCAGGTTAAAAAACGTGAAGCTCGTAATCGTGCACGTGCCAAGCTATTAAAAGCCGGTAAAGTGCATAAAGGCGATGGCATGGACGTAGCCCATAAGAAAGCCCTAGATAAGGGTGGCTCTAATGCTGACGGCGTGTTCGTGCAAAAGGCTGGAGAGAATCGTTCATTTAAAAGAGATTCAAAACACAATTTAGTTTCTGAAATTAGCAAGCGGGAACGCAAAAAGAAATAATGTTTGACATCGGCTACTGGATAAGGTGCGAGTGCCTAGCTAGCCGGGGGTTATGTGAGAGTGACCCTTCATGAGTAAACCGCATCAGTTGGCTACAAGAAAACCCTTGCCACTCGGCGAACCTTCCTTCTTGCGGGCTGATTGACACCTCGGAAAGACGAGGACTAATTACAAACCCTAAAGACCACTTTGGGGTGAATATGCATGGAGATTGTATGGAGATTATTGATAACAGAGGACTACTGTTTAAGACACGCCGCCCTGAACTGATTACGAATGTAATTCCAAAGAGCAAAGTAGTTGCCGACAAAGAACACTACTCAGAAGTGCTGGTTCATTGGGGTCTTGAAGAAGCTCAAGTTCTAAAGAATTTAAAACTAAAAGAAGTACCTAGTCCTATCTTGGGGCACTACAAGTGGACAGGCTTGCACAAACCATTTGAGCATCAGAAAGATACCGCATCATTCTTGACCCTTCATCGTCGTGCATTTTGTTTCAATGAGCAAGGTACTGGCAAGACTGCTTCAGTTATATGGGCGGCTGATTACCTTATGAAGTTGGGTTTAATTAAACGAGTGCTAGTTATCTGTCCACTATCTATTATGGACTCGGCATGGCGTGCGGACTTATTTACCTTTGCTATTCACCGTACTGTTGATGTAGCACATGGAACTAGAGAAAAACGTAAGAAAGTTATTGACAGCGGAGCAGAATTTACTGTTATTAACTTTGATGGTGTAGAGATTATGGCTGATGACATTGAAGCCGCAGGCTTTGACTTAATCGTAGTAGACGAAGCTAACGCATATAAAAACCCCACAACCAACAGGTGGAAAGTTTTAAACCATCTAGTCAAGCCCGATACATGGTTATGGATGCTAACAGGTACGCCGGCTTCTCAATCACCGGTAGATGCATATGGCATAGCGAAACTCGTTAACCCTAGTGGAGTTCCTAAGTTCTATTCACACTTCCGTGACCAAGTAATGCAAAAGATTACGATGTTCAAGTGGATACCAAGACCCGATTCTGAATCCATCGTGCATAAGGCACTGCAACCGGCTATCCGATACACCAAAGAAGAGTGCCTAGACTTGCCTGAACTTACATATACAACAAGGGATGTACCACTTACAGCACAGCAGATGAAGTACTACGAGAGGATTCGTCAAGATATGTTAGTGCGTGCCGCAGGTGAAGAGATTACGGTAGTAAATGCGGCGGCTAGTATGAATAAGCTATTGCAACTTTCAGGGGGCGCAG